CTGCACCCGTCGCGGCCTCAATGCAGCATGGCTCAGCTGTCTGTTTGATCCACGTCAGGATCTGGTCGTGCGCCTTCTTCTGGTACGGTCTCAACATCTGCAATCTTCCTAAACATCTTCATTGGTATCTTAATCAGAGGCTCTATGTCCCACTCATCGCGTGGGTTATTTGAACCGCCAAGCGTCAACTTGACTGGCTCCCATCCTGCAAATGCTTCGCCCTCTTTCATGATCAGGGCGTAAATGCCATCGAGCAGGCGAATGGCAAATATGGCTGTCAGCGGCAATTCATCGTGCCAACGCTTGAACGCTGTCCACTTGTGGATCGACATAAAGATGCCGCCCCACTGATCCAGCTGCTCATATGTCTGTCTACGGCAACGCACTTCGAGGACAGCCTTCACGTCCTTAAAACGCATCAGGGCGAAGTCCACTTCGTAAAATGGCTTCATCTTGACGTACGTCAAACCCCAAAGATCACAAACGACTTTGGCTACTTCAAGCTCGTTCTGTCGATCGCGCTCTGTCTCGTAAGAAGGTCTTGCCATTACCCCACCAGTACCATGCCGTAGTTATTGACTTGATCCTTAATATCTAAATTCTGCTTCTTTATCAATTTGTTATTCTTGAACGGCTTATAGTTCACTTTGTGGTGCCAACGGTTGAACCGCCATACAACTTCGGCGACATCAGGGTGAAGATCCGCGAGCATCTGCGACTTCGCCATTGTTCCTTCAAGTGCATAGAAGTCTGCGGTGTTGCCGCCCGACATTCTCTGCGTCGTCACCTTGCCGGCCAGAAACGCATTAAACTGGATTGTACAATAGCCGTCCTTCAAAACGCGCAGACACAGGTCCGTATCCTCATTGTATCTGCCTCGCCAACGATACGGTATGTCGTTCTTGATCAGCAGGCACGAGTATATGCGCGTGTTCACGACGAAGGGCGGGACCGCATCCGTGACTTTGCAGAAGTTGTAATAGTTTGGCCCTGCGATCGGCACGTTCTCATATCGATCGACAAACATTTCCATCAACGGAAAGATTGTGCCGCTATCGACTTCGTTTTTCATGTTTCGGTTGAAACGGTGGAAGGCGTCGAAATTATCGTCCATGACCCAATGACGCTCTGCTCCTGTAGATGTAGCGTGGTCCCAGACAAAATTGCGCGCCGCGCCTGCGCCAACACTCTTTGACCGCCCAAGATTGTCGCATGTGTCGTACTCGTCGAGGTAGGAGGTTGGTAGTACCAATATCTTATGGGGCGAAATGACATCCGCATAATTTTTGTACTCTTGATCTTCAACAACGATCTTGTAAGGCACGCCCATGTGTTCGAGTGCTTTGCTCGTTAAACGGCTGTCCCATCGTCCCTTTGAAACAATATAGACCGGATGCTTAGGGTTCATCACGCCACCGCTTATGTGCGTTGATGCCGCGCACCAATTGAGGATGCCAAATGCTTTTTGTTTTTGGCGTCAATGTCTGGCCGATACGCTGTGCAAAATCTTCGACGTCTTCCTGACAACGGAAGCGCACAATGATCGTCTGATATGGTTCCTGCTTTTCCTGCACGAACTCAGGCATATCTTTCCACTCTTCAAACACGTCGTTTGTTTCGACTTCTTGCAATAAAGCTTTCATTTTGAATCCTCGCAATCGCAGCGCCACATCAAGACTGACCAGACGCCGTGCGTCCTACCTAAGTGCGAAACCATCATCCAGCCGCGTCTATGATACTCATCTACATTCTTCCATGTCACATACCGGAATAATCCCGTCCTGATCATAACTGCCCAACAAAAATAGTTTTTGTAGGTGAATTATAATTGAACAGATACCAGCAGCAATTATCCTTGCCTGCCGTATTGCCAAACCATTTCACACGCCCGACCGAGACGATCTTTTCGCACTTTGAAAGATAAGGAATAGCCTGCCGCGTATGCATCCAGTCCGCATCGAACAGCAGCCATGTCGGCCCCCAGAACATCGCTCTCTCGATGATTTGATGAAGTGTGTCTCGCGCCCAAGGGGGATTTGTAATGACGACGTCAGCGCGCTTGAGATCATCCTTCGAAAGAAATGAAGCATCGGCTTGGCTCACGATCTTATGGCGCGGTTCGACATCGTACGCAGCCACGCACTTATGGCCGTGCTTTTGTAATATCCTGATCAAGGCGCCATCGCCAGCACACGGCTCGGCGTAGTACGTACCATTCGCAAGATGCGGAAGAAGCGGCAGGACCGCTTCCTCCGGCGTGGGATACATATCAAGCTTGTGACGCTTGAAGTTGCTTCTCTTGCCCATCTAAATATTTCTCCGCGTGTGGAAACTCACGCTCAATTAAATATAAATCATAAAAGCTTTTCAGGACCGGAAGCACCGTCGCAAGAAAGCTTTCATCCCGATCGACCCGCTCTAATGAATCTCCGCTTGGCGCCCACTGATAGAAGTCACACCAATCCCGATCGGTTACGTGCAGCTGGATCTGGATTTGTGCGTAGTAATGCGTCTGCTCTTTGATTGTTTTAAACGGCGGCGGGTTCTTATAACGAATGCCAAATGGACATTTGATTTCAACCAAACCGCGATCGCCGACAAGACCGTCTGGGCTTGCGCCTAGCCAATGTTCAAATCCATAAAAGGCACATGCCTCGACATTGTTTCCCGTCTTCAATTCGTATTCGAGAAGAGCGCCAGCTTCGTTTCTGGTACCCCACTCGGTCGCGATATTTCCGACAAATTCGCTTGGCTGCTTATGCCAATCGCGGACCATGCGTCGGAGGATGTCTGCCCGTTTGGCGTACGGGGCGATACCAAGAATAGCACCTACAGCAGAACCAGTAACTCGGCCTTTTCGAATATTAAACCATTCTTCAGAACGCTGTTCCATGCATATGCTTTCCGTTATCGCCCTCAGCTTCTTGATTTTAAAAAGCAGGGAGCGGCCCGTAGACCGCCCCCACCCGTTCGCCCCTTAGAACGGAATTTCGTCGTCAACGTCTTCGCTGACAGGCTTCGCCTTAGCGGCAGATCCTGCCTTTGGAGACACTGCGGCAATCCAGTTGCCGTTCATCGACTTCTTATTGCCGTTGTCGTCGATGACTTCCATTTCCCAGACATTGACCTTGATCTGCATTTGCTTGCCGACCAAAGCCTTCTGCAAGAGAGCATCGTCTGGCACCCTGCCTGTAGCCACAATGTGACCACCCGCATTCTTATCGACGGCGAAGAGCATGCGCTTTGCTTTGTCTTTAGCGGCTTCAGCATTTTGCTTGCGCGGATCGCTGTCCAAACACCAGATCTTCTGGAACACTTTGCGGTTTTTGTACTCCGAAGGAGCCAACACAGACCAACGCAGCGACACGTATTCAAGGCCGTTACGGTCACGCTCGACCTTCGCCTCTTCAATGATTGCTACGCAGGCCGTGTCGTCTGGGATTGGCTGCATTGTGCCACCACCAGCTTCGAACTGCGAACCAGTCTTAGTGACGTCTTTACCGTCCGAGAGATCCCAAAAATTAGCCATTTGCCTTTTCCTTCTTCACTACTGTCTTCAACGACGGGATGTAATCTGCAAGCGGGTTCTGGCCCGCATTGACGATCAGTGGATCTTTAATGCCGTAACGGTTTTTCGACACGTTTGCGGCAGTCGCATATGTAATCAAGACGCGCGTCCCGTCAGAGACAGCCTTCTTACGATCGCCATCGCCAGTCGTAAAAGTTTCAAGCTTCAAAAAACCAACGACGTCAACGTCATCGATGTATGGTGCCATCGACTTCGCATGAAGGCGCAGACCATATTTAGAGAATGAATCATCGTCTGGCGGGTTTTCTGTGCCAATCTCGACGTGACCAATGAAGACCGTATGCATGCCGCGCTTTTCAGCGAGGAGGCCTGCAGCCTTACGAAGACGCTGATGCTCAAGAGCAACCTGCTCACGACCTGCGCCATAGCCGCCTGCGGCCTGTTGGATGTTTGTGGCACCCTTCTTATCCTTAGCGATGACATCGGCGATGAACATGCGTTCGAGCGCGGTGATGCTATCGACGACCAAAGTCTTATAGTCGTGATCTTCGTTAAGAAGACCCTTCAACTGGTTCCAAAGGTCATCGGGGCTGTTAATTACGGGGAAAGTATCTGGGCGGCTGCCCTCAGGGATTGCCTGAATACCATCCTCAGCACGAATAAAGATCGGCTTCGGAAAGGACGCGGCGAGGGTGGTCTTACCCATCCCGCTATCACCACACAATGTGATAATTACCGGCCTGTCGGCCGGCTTAGTGATCGTATCTAAAATGCCCATTGGGCTTCTCCTCTGTTTCAACGTGTTGACAGATGGCAGTCAATTGTGATTGTGTCAACAATGAAATGTGCTGACGGGACAAAAAAATGGAACATAAAGATTTGGAACGGATAAGAAAGGCTTTGATCGATCGCAAAATTGATAAGGTCGCTGAGGCAACGGGTCTGCATAAAAATACGATTTTCTCGATCATGAACGGGACGAATACCAATCCCACTTTGCTTACTTTAACGAAATTGAATGCCTATTTGTTTGGGAAATAAAGATGTCGAATCACAGAGACTTTTGGGAAGCGGGCTATCGCATTTTCGGTCTTCATCCGATTTTGAAGAACGGTGCGTGCGGCTGCGGCAAGCCTGAGTGCAAGGCTGCGGGCAAGCACCCGATCATGTCCAATTGGACTTCTGTCCCTGAGTGGTCGGAAGAGCAGCTCGACAATTTCGAAGAGGCTGATCACTTCAAGAGTGGATACGGCGTTCTCGTTAAAGGCCTTCTCGTTATTGACGTCGATGCGCGCAATGACGGCGTCGAATCATACAAGCGCCTTGTCGCTGATCATCCATCGATCGCGGGCGCAGGCTTAATCGTCGAAACAGGTTCGGGCGGGGGGTCGAAGCATTTGTACTTCAAGATCCCCGAAGGGCTTGCACTGTCGCAGCAGCTCGAAGCTTACAAAGGCATCGACTTCAAGTCATCCGGCTTTGTGGTTGGTCCTGATTCGATGCACGCGAGCGGCAAAAAATATGTCTCGCTTGTTGGCGCGCCGGACGAGATTTCTGCACCGCCAGAAGAATTGATTCGCCTGCTTCGCAAGCCTGAGCGCCACAGAGCGTCTTTCGAAGGTCGCACTGTCGATGTCTCGTACAACGATCTCGGTGATATGCTTTCCTACATTAACAACGTCGATCTCGATTACGATATTTGGATCAAGATCGGCATGGCGCTGCATCATGCTTCAGGCGGTGCGGCATATGATTTATGGGAAGCTTGGTCATCGACATCGAGCAAGCATGACGCGTCCGACATGCAGAAGAAATGGCACTCGTTCGGCAAGTCATCGAACCCTGTGACGCTTGGCACGCTCGTCCACTATGCCGATCAGGGCGGGTGGAAGTGGCCTGTCACGTTCTCCACAAACGAGATTGTTGAGGAGCCGGAAACGGATGAGATTGATGTCAGCGATATTGATATTCGGAGGCCGCCTGGCTTTGTCGGCGAACTCGCTGCATGGATCGAGGATCAGGTGCGTTACAAGCGCGAGACCATTTCGACGGGCGGCGCGTTGATTGCGATGGGCAATATTGCCGGCCTAAAATACAGCGACCCGATCGGGCAGGTGACATCGAACTTGATTGGCTTTTGTGTCGCGTCTTCGGCTACAGGCAAGGACAGCGTTCTCGACGGTGTTGGCGAGATCATGGAAGTCGCAGGCCTGAAAAAAGCAACCTACGGCGCGATCAAGTCCGAGCAGGAAATGGTCCGCAATCTCGTTGACCACCAGCCAACGTACTACCTGATCGACGAGATCGGGTACCTGTTCACCAAGATCAAATCGGCTCAGACGAAGGGCGGGGCAACATATCTCGAAGGAATTATCGGCATCATCATGTCAGTGTACTCGAAGGGCAATAGCTCGCTGATGGTTTCGGGCGACGTCCGCAAAGAGATCCGCAAGCAGCTTTTGCAGGAACTCGGACAGATCGAGCGGCAGTTAGAGGACGGTCCTAATCCAATTTTTCAGGCGCGCAAGGAACAGGTCGAGCAGTCGCTCGGCTTTATCGATGCAGGCATCCGCAATCCGTTTCTATCGATGATCGGTTTCACAACAAATGTGAATTTCGAATCAACCGTCAATTTCGAGAACGCGACGAATGGCTTCATCGGTCGGTCTCTCTTGTTCATCGAGAACAAGTCGGTGCCGCATGAAAAAGAAAACTTCTCGCGGCGCAAAATGCCGGAAGGCATGCGCTGCACGATCCAACAGATAGCCGCTGCAGGATCGTTTAATATGCTCTCTACAGGCCGCATTGAGAATTATGGTCCGAAGGTGCCTGTGCCATCGACAGACGACGCTGTGGCCCTGCTAAAGCGCACGAGCAAAGCACTGCACAATCTGGCGGAGGATGCGTCCGAGAAGAGCGGCCTTGAAGCCCTGTATCTACGCGGCAAGGAGCTGGTGGCGAAGATCTCGTTCATTCTCGCCGTGCCGGAAGGCATCCGCACTGTGGATCACGTCCGCTGGGCGTACGCTCTCGTCAAGCACGACATCGAGACGAAGGCGCGCACCGTAATCAGCAACGACCGCCAGAAGGATGCGCCGGAAGATGCTCTGTTCTCGCGGCTTGGCAACCTGATCGATCGGGACGGCGAGACATTTGGCGTGTTGATTAATCGCTTGCGGCAGTACAAGAAGGAGGACATTGAGACGGCGCTTAAAAAGCTCGTCGAGAAGGGTTCGATCGCGGTTGAAGAGAGCATCCATCCGCGCAGGAAGATCCGCGTAAAGCGGTACAGGAGGGTCTAAGATGGAAGGTGGAAGCTGGTATTTAAGAGCGCAAAAACAATACGACGAGTGGTCGAAGGAAATGGTCGGCATAGCTGTGACAGGCGAATCACTTCGCATCATGTTGACGCTGTTTGTCGGTCCTCCGCCTGATACAAAAATGTGGAGCAAGCTGTTTAAATTTTTTACGCAGAATGGCATGCTGAAGTGGACTGGTGAATTTATGCCGACGCAGTCGGGACGGAAATCAAGCAAACTTTATGAGGTGTTGAAGTGATAAGCAAAGATAAACAGTATCGCACCATCGATGGGGACGAGGTGCGAATTTATGCAACGGACGGAGAGCCTACGGCTGAAGTTCACGGAGCATATAAATCATCATCTTGTGGTAATTGGATTCCAAGCTGGTGGAATAAAGAAGGCGAGTTTCATGGCGGAGATCTTGGGGCAGAAGAAATGAACCTCATCGAAGTAAAGCCACGCATCAAGCGGACATATTGGCTGAATATTTATAAATCGGAATTGCAAGGTCCAACTGCTCTTTGGACGCGAAAAGATGCAGACCGTTGGGTTCCTGAAGGCCGCATCGCTTGCGTGAAGGTCGAGATTGATTGTGAAGAGGGAGAAGGGCTATGACTATCGACATTAAAGAACACATGGAAAAGAAGATGCGCGAGAAGCACGTGAAGGCTTATGACGCAATGGCTAAGGCTCTCGATGGTCTGACCGTCGGCACCGTGCTGCACATCACTGCGGCGTTTGTGGCTGACGTGATGTCTCATCTCGATGCGCCGTCGCGCATGCAGGCCGCTATGACGTTCTATTCTCTCATTGCCGAAGAAAAGAAAGATGCCGGAACACCTCAGTGAAATTAGCAGTTGACATACATTTTTATGTATGACATAAAGATCGGGCAGGGCGGTGGTCGCCCTCCCAAATGGAGATAGAAATGACAAAGCTGACAGCCAACAATGTTCTCGCTACTATTAAGAATGACCCACGCATTGACCAAAAAGTTGATTTTGACGAGCCGGATAAGGCTATCATATATCTCAACGAAGGATGGACGTGGGAGGCTTTAGACGGCAACAGAAGTGTCGAGGGGTTCATCCTCTCAGGCAATGAATGGGAACCCGCTGACACCATCGCTTACCTCAAACAAAAAATTAAAAATATAGAACCAATACAATAATCAAACGGGGGGCTTCGGCCCCCAACTACCCCTACAGATGGAGATGAAAATGATTGAATCAAAAATAACTGTCGAAGGCCATGAGATCAGCCTTTACCATTCAATGCCACCGATCCCGTTTCGCGGAATGGACTGGCAGGCAAATCTCACGAAGGACGACGGTAGTGACCCAGAAGACAATGTCCCTGTAGGTCACGGGGCGACAGCGGACGAGGCAGTGCAGGATCTTCTGCAGCAGTTAGATGGAGAATAAAATGTTTTATTTGGTACCCGCAGGACAACCGATCGACACTTTTGTGCGGACGACAGAATCATTGGTAGCCGCGCGCTTTTTCGTTAATTTCATGAAGAAGACGCGCGATGAGGAATACGACATCATCGAGCTGCAGCGTTACTCATATGAGGACATCGCACAGATCGATACGTCGATAGACGAGACGCTATACCTATGATTTTGAAAGAACGCGACATCAGAAAAATGATTGCCGAGTTTGATGTTAAAATTATATCGCTCGAATCAAACAAGCATTGGAAGGCCCACTGCGAATTTAACGGCAAGAAATTCGTGGTGGTTATATCTAAAACACCGAGCGACGATCGCGCGCTGAAAAACTGGAAGTCGTGGATGAAACGAAACACAAAGGAAACTTGATCATTCGACATCGCGTATGTTATCGTCGGTCTCCTCCCAAACTTAGGCTGCCTTCGGGCGGCCTTCTTTTTTTATCGTGTCGTGCATTTTTTTGTTTGACATCATTTTTGCGGTATGGCATGAAGATTGGGCGGAGGCGCGGTGCCTCCCCCAGATTGGAGATTTCAGATGACCAGCATTGCAACAGCCCTCGAAGCGATCCGCCCTCTTCTCGCCGATCGTTATGCCAATCAGGTCCGCCGCTCTTTCTCATGCATGATCAAGGCGCTCGGCCCGACGCTTAATGGCGTCTATAACAGCTATGACTTCGCCGCCAATTACAGAGGCCTCATTGCCCAGTACGTCACCACAGCGGCTGACGGCACATGCGCGATCAACGAAGACCGTCTCGCTGCAGGCGCTGCGGCGTATGCAGAGGCAGCGACGATCGAGTGGCAGGCCAAGATCGATGCAAAGGTCGGCCAGCTTGAGAATATCGAGATCAAGCAGTGGCACGGCTGCAACTTCCTGATCTCAGGCCACCGCGACGGTCGTGCAGTCGCAATCGATCAGGACATGATCCTGAAGGCTTCGACGAAGGGCAAACTGTTCAATCAGTTTCCTGCTCGGATCTATGTCGATGGCAAATTCACGCCAGAAAAAAAGTATCACGAAATGTTTGCGTGAGGCATTTTTTTGTTTGACACCTCCGACAGGCATCTTTATGGTGATTTTTGTCGGGGGCGGTCCCCGCTAAATGGAGATGAAAATGTTCAGATTGATTAACACGCAGACCAATGAAGTCGCTTTTACCGGCAAGTCGCTGACTGAATGCAAAAATTACGCGATCAAAAATAAAATTTTTAAGGTCGAACGCAGCAAATATTTTCGCAATCTTATTTGCGGCTACTGGAATATCGAGCGCGTCAAGTAACAAAGGGGGGCTTCGGCCCCTACCACCACCCATAAATGGAGATGAAAATGATTGACAACATCGCATACGCAGAAGGCAGCTACGCAGCAAAGGGCTGGGAGACGCTCAAGGACAATCCTTATCCAGTCAGCCATATTTACCACACAGCGTGGAACGAGGGCTTCGTGGCCTCGCTTATCAACCTGCGCGCGGATCTCCGCGTCACGCAGCAGGCGTATGGCAACGCCATTGACGCGCGCCGTAAGCTTCAGGCCAAGTACGACCAGCTCATGGATGAGTTTAATACAGTCATCGAGGAAAACGGGTTATGAGCAACGCAAAGACCAGAAGCATCACGCTGAAGTCCATCATCCGGTCGGCGGCATTCGTGAAGGGCTATGAGGAGGCCAGAAAGGGGCTGCCACCGTGCGGCGAGGCCTTCCCGCTGTCAGACGTATGGAATTACGAAAGAGGCCGTCAGTTTGCCTTCTGCTACGACGGAAGGCTAAAGGAAGGGAACAGGGTCAGGATGGACGCCCTGTACGCCCTGTCTCACGCCATGAACGCCCGTCACGTCATCTAAAAAGGGAAGGGGGCCAGTCGGCCCCCTTATTGCTTATGCTATTCCTTGTCGTCTTCGTCTTCTTCCTCGTCGTCTTCCTCGATCTCGACGAGCGTGTCTTCGCCGTTCTCGTCAATCGTAAGCATGAGGACAGGCCGCTCGAACGCCTCACCGATTAGATCGAGGTCGTCCATCAGCTCGTCGAGGCTCTCACCAATCGCGCTCGCGTCCTCGCTCGTCCAAAACTGGATCTCGCCCTTGCTGTCGTAATAGACCTCACGGATCACATAAACGTCTTCGGAAAACAGAATTTCATCGTCGGCCGGCAGCATAACGACGCGGTAATTCCAAGTCATGGCTTTGGTCTCCTTAGGAGCAGGCTTTGAAAGGGAAAATTGGAAGTTGATTTTATACATGGGGCGGGTTCCTGATTGATCCAAAGACCATGCCACAGGCACGTGACAATTTATAGATATTGAAATGAATAGCGGAAAATATTTAATAAGTCATTGATATTGCAATACATATTATGAATAGTAACTTAGTAGCCTATAGAGACATATACACACTCAAACACTCATACATATACATAAACAAATACTCTTAAGCACTGTTTGAGATATTCTCTTTCTTCCTATATATATCTAT